GAAGAATACATCAAAGCTCGAGGGCTTTGCGCCTACTTTGCCATTGTATTTGATGTAGTCGTAGCTATCTGTTGTGAAGTGATTTTTAAGGGCAAGAAAGGTGGTGTAGCTCTCGAAAGGAGTCATACTGGTAACTTTGCCCTCTTTGGCATGAAGTTGAGTTCTTCTGCTTCGTCTTGAAGCTTTGCCTTAATACGAATATTGCTACGAATAATACTCGCAGCAGCCTCGAGCTCGATGTTATTCTTTTCACAATAATGGACGACGGCATCCATATAATCTAAATTATAATTGATAACCAATCGTTCAATTTCTTTAATGAACTTTTCAGAAGTCAGTGCTTTTGTTGAAATGACGTCGTCCATCATGATATAATTATCCTCTATAAAAAATGTGTGCGCCAATTTTAGTCGTACGATCAAAGACTCTGCCCCATGATGGGTTTACATAGTCTGCGTGGTAAAATTTTGCGCCTTTTGTAACGTCAGTGTAGTTACCTAGATATACGTCTTCAGCAACATCTGTTGCCTTACGATATGCTGTCATATCAGCTATTCGCTTTCCTCCCTCACACTTCCATGAAAATTGGCATACGCCTTTGGCCCTTTGATTAATGACCGCGCATGGTGTCTTTGGGAATCTTTTGTCTTTTACGCGATTCAATACTACATTGTTCACCGCGATTTTGCCTTTTGTTGGCTCATGGCCTGCTTCGAAATATGTATTCTCAGCCATGCATTTGATTTGTTGTCTGTCATGCCGATTGAGATACACAGCTTCTTTGACAACAATTTTTTTTTCGATTACTTGAACCACAGGAACTTTTAAGATCTGTATTTCAGGCTGTTTAGTTGGAGTAGCCAAAGCCACACCTGTGACTGCGATAATACCTATGACAAAGCCTTCTGCCCAGCGTAGGTACGGGAAATCTTTTCTGTTTTCGAAAAGTTTCATGTTTGTCCTCTTAGTCTCAATGACCTTGGCAAACAGAGACTACTTTCCAGGCATCTCAGCCATATAGTTTTCTGTCGCTATAAGAAGATACACAAGAGAATAACGAAGTATCTTCCATCCATTTCCCTCTTACTGGAAATGCAAAATCATTAGTGTTTTCGTCGGTGACATCCGAATGATGCCGCTTTCTAGCCATCTAAGACTTGAAGTTTTTGTAAGAGTCAATGGAGGATTTCAACCTCCGTCATATTTTATTTATACCATCCCCAGCGGTTTTCTGGCGACTCGTAGCACCAGCAATTCAACTGGTAGTAAAGTGTGGGTACCTGTCGCCAAGTACCCACTGACTTAATTAGTTGCTGTCAACAAAAATCTTAAGCTTCGTTGCTTCAACTAAAATTTCTTCTGCTGTAGGGAAAGTCGGAACTTCCGTCAAAAGCGTTGCGTTATCGTTATTATCGGCTGCGCGCGCTGCTTGTTCCCATTGATTATAGAACTTTGCGTTAGCTTGATCTTGAGCCATCTTCAGAACTTCAAGACGGATTTCATATGGTGTCTTAGTCATTTTAATTTCCTTTATGTGTGTTATGTGTGTTGGCCCGTTCTGTTCCAAGGTGGAGCCATACCCGTGTAGATCATGCCGCTAGGCGGATATCTGCAAAGCTATCGTTATCGTTAGCATTTATGTTTTGTGGCACTTTGCCAAGCAATCAGTCTCGAACCGCCCTATTACACGAAAATCGAATTCCATGGTCACCCCCATCATAAACCAACCTGATTCCCCGACCAAGGGCTTATCTGCTGTACCAGACCGGAGTACAGTCCGGCTAGGTTGGTTTATGGTGGAGGTGGAGGGGGTCGAACCCTCGTCTTTCCGCCTTTATTGTTGATTGTCAACAACTGATATTCTATTTATACCCTAACGGGCTTTAATTGTACATGCTTAATTGCACCAAGACTGCTTTGCATCGCCAAAATATGCACGTGCAAAACCGTTCTTGATAAGAAGATCTCGTAGGCTCATGCCGTCAAGGAGAATATCTCCAAGAACACGACCACCGAACTTGTCCCAATCGTACAAAACAACTTGATGCTTCTTCGTAGCGGCGATCAAATCTTTGACAAAGACAGAAGATTGTTCGCCACGCTTCTTCTCGCTCTCACACTTGGCGCGAAAACTCTTTTCAGGTGTATCAACACCAAAGATTCGAACACCCAGTTCAGGCTTCAGAGGAGCTGGTAGATACGGAGCCGTAATGACAATCGTATCGCCATCAATCGCACGGACGATGGTAGTATCATACGTCACACCGACAGGTGTCTTCTGAGCGATAGCCGGAGTTGCCAGCATCACGAGTGCTAGCGCAATAAAATTCTTCATATATTTTCCTTAGTTACAACGGGTTTCCCAGTAAACGTAGCGTTCGCCACGATACCATTCGGTGATTTGTTCACGAACGCAATAGCGTCTATCATATCGATAATCAGGTGGATAGTAGCGGTTATCATCACGAGGATTTTGGTTTCTTCCCTGATCGCGATTGTCTGAGCTGAGTGCACCTACAACGATACCACCGATGATAGCTCCACAGAGCCAACCACATCCTCCTCCGCGCCGCTGATTTTGATCGCGTTGCTCTCTGCGGTCATTGCGATCATTGTTTTGTGCAAGCGCTGGAGCAGAGATGAGCATGCTGCTGACAATTGCAAGTGTAAGAATCTTTTTCATATTAAAACCTTTCATTAATATCAGCAAACATGACTCGTTTTTTTGGATCACCGTTAGTAATGCAGCGAGTTAATGTAAGAGCTTCTTTATAATTCTTCGTATGGAATTTTACCGGAAAGATGATCTCTTCATCCTCGATTTCCAATGCTATTCCGACAAAGTAAGTACCGTTTTCTTCTACCATAAACGTATTTATAATTGGGAGAACCGAAGTTCTCCCAATCACGTTATGCGGCGTCTGCAAACTCCACCGCAGTTTCGAGCGCCTTCGTCTTCAGGTTCTTGTTCGAACCGTACCAAGCAGAAGTCATACGATTGTCTGCATTGCGACCGATCATGTGGTCGGTCATGAAGGTGACTGCGTTGAAAGCCTGCCACCAGCTACCTTCGCCATATTCGGCACCAGGCTGTTGGTCCATGATTTCGAGAGCGATACCAGCATTCTTGCTGAGATCTTTCTTCGTACCAGTGACAGGGAATACACGCTGGAAATACTCAACGATATTCTCGTCAGTGTAACGCTTCGAACCAAGATAAGCAGCCATTTCCTTGTACTTGGCAAGCTTTTCCTTGGCGACACCGAGTGTTTCCTTCACAACGTCGCCGTCAAACTCGCGGCGATGGCTGACCTTAACGATCTTGCTCGACTGGCTGTTAAGCGAGAGAGTCAGAGTGTTGTTGCAGACGACACGAACAGGAGTGAAGCGAACGTCGATCGACCAACCATACTTATGCGGATTGGTGAAGAGCAGGTAGGAATCGACCTGATCGCCCTTGAACAACTCGAAGGAATCCTTTACCTTCGCCAAGGCCCAAACAAGCTGACCATCGCGAAGCGAACCAGCGGTGTGCATTTCCATCTCACCAGCTGCAACGAAATCATTGAAGAATTCGAAGGCTGATTCGTTCTGATTAGGAACCCAATCGTTGGTGATCACGTCGAGGATCTTGTTGTCAACATCACGAACCAGAGCGGAGTGACCGATGTCGACTTGCTTGCCACCGATTTCGGCGAAAGCAGGAACTGGATTAACCTTCCAGTCGAGGTTTGCTGCCTTCAACATCTGATTCGGCGTAAGGTCGTTCGAGACCTTCGTGCCGAGGTGATGCCAAGGTGTTTCGCCTGCATAAGCCATCGAAGCCTTGCCGTCGAGAAATTCAATCATATGAGCCATTATATAGTTTCCTTTTTCAGTTTGGTATAACCATTCTACCATAGAATGGCATATTTGTACATGTTTAATTTACGCGGGAGTAATAATCCAAAAACCTGCGAACAGGATTGGAGCCATAATGAGAAAAGCGAGGCTAGCGAGCATCTCGTTGCGAAACTCTGCAGGAGTCATAGTAGCCTTCATATCGCTGATAACTTGAATAATCTTGTTCATGTTTGCTTCCTTCTTCATTATAGGTCCACCTTACCAAAGTTTTGATAAAATGTACATGTTTATTTTAAAAATAAACAGTCGTAGCACGGCCATTGATGTCGATGCCAACAAAGTTTTCGCTGTAGCAGAACCACGCGCTAAGAGCTGAGTACTCATAGACGCCTTCACGAGTCATCTTAGCCAGAGGACCGTACTCGTCAATGGCCTTGTTGATCTTCGTCAGAGCAATCTTAGCGCTATGATCAGAGATATCGTCAGCGCTGTAGGCATTCCATCTAGCCTCAGCGTTGGCTTCTTCGATCGAGACGTGGCTCGGAAGAGTGTAGCTGCCGTTGCAACCGCAGGCGCAACCGCTCTTGCCGTTGTAGGTCTTGCGGATTTGGTTAAAGCTGATCTTTTGCATCTCGTTCATCTCCTTAGCTTATTATTCATACTACCAAAGTTTTGATAAAATGTACATGTTTATTTTTCG